ACTCAGCAGCAGCAAGATCGAGAGGGAAGTTGTGTGCGTTACGCTCGTGCATAACTTCCATACCAAGACCAGCACGGTTCAGAACGTCTGCCCAGGTGTTGACCACTTTACCTTGTGACTCAACAATGGACTGGTTGAAGTTGAAACCGTTGAGGTTGAACGCCATCGTGGAGACACCAAGTGCGGTGAACCAGATGCCTACAACAGGCCATGCTGCGAGGAAGAAGTGCAGCGAGCGGGAGTTGTTGAAGGAAGCGTATTGGAAGATCAGGCGACCGAAGTAACCATGAGCAGCAACAATGTTGTAGGTCTCTTCTTCTTGACCGAACTTATAACCATAGTTCTGGGACTCGGTTTCAGTGGTTTCACGAACCAGTGAAGAGGTAACGAGTGAACCATGCATTGCGGAGAACAGTGAACCACCGAACACACCTGCTACGCCGAGCATGTGGAAGGGGTGCATGAGGATGTTGTGTTCCGCTTGGAAAACCAACATGTAATTGAATGTACCAGAAATACCAAGAGGCATAGCATCACTAAACGAACCCTGTCCAAAAGGATAGACCAGGAAGACTGCCGATGCGGCAGCGACGGGAGCGGAGTAAGCAACACAGATCCAAGGGCGCATACCCAGGCGATAGGACAGTTCCCATTCACGACCCATGTAGCAGTAGATGCCGATCAGGAAGTGAAAGACTACGAGTTGGAAAGGACCACCGTTATACAGCCACTCATCAAGAGATGCTGCTTCCCAGATGGGATAGAAGTGAAGTCCGATTGCGTTAGAAGAGGGGACAACAGCACCAGAGATGATGTTGTTACCATACATTAGTGAACCAGCGACTGGTTCGCGGATGCCGTCGATGTCCACAGGAGGAGCAGCGATGAAGGCGACGATGAAGCAGATAGTTGCAGCCAACAGGGTTGGAATCATCAGGACACCGAACCAACCGACATACAGACGGTTGTTCGTAGAGGTGACCCATTCACAGAATGATTCCCAACTGCTGACCGAACCCTGACGTGAAAGAGTTGCAGTCATGTTATTAGTGCGATGAACTTTAGTTAAGTAAACAATGTAACGACTCCTTAAAAGTCCTTTACATTTGTTCACCTATTTAGTGTATCACGGTTCGGAAAACCCGTCAACCCTCTTGAAATAAGCATTTGTGCTCATTGTACAAGGTGATCAGTACGAGGCATCCCCGACCGCATACTCAGTATAGCATGGTTGAACCTCCCACCGCGTGAAATCCACCTTCTTTTCTGCAAGCATTTGTTCCAGTTCGTCAGTCGTCACACAGACCTTGACTGGTTTGTTAGTTTCTTTCTCGTAGATATGATAGATTCTATCTTCCATATTTTTATTAGTGAACATTAAAAAAGGGTATAATATTATACCCTTTATACTATATATTTGTTAATTTGTTAAGCCTCATTTCGAGTTTTCTGACCCTGCGTTCAAGTTCAGAAATTCTATCATCGTCATCAGAAGAAAAATCTTCTGATGATCCTGCAGGAACAAAACTAGTTTGTCCCCACATTCTATTCCAAAGATCGGTTTCTTTCATGTGTTCTTTTATTCACCGAATAATATTTAGATAGGATTGGTAGCAGGAACCATCATCCCTCCACCAGGACCATCATTGTCGTCGTCTACATCACTGCCTCTCATGAGAGCGGCGAAGACAAATCCACCTAGCATACACGTCGCTAGGAATAACATCACCAGATACCTGGGATAAGTTGTCCAGTAACAGCATAGGATCCCATTGCTGCTACGACTCCGAGCATTGCTGCCCAACCATTAATACGTTCTGCGTTTTCGTTCATTGTTTTTGCTCCAGTGTTTTGTTAGTGATGATGATCTTCTCACCATCGTGGGTAAATTGTAGTTCATCGTCAGGATGCCACAGCAACTCTTCGTATAAGTCGTCGAGTTTCTGGATATCCTTCCATAGTGCATCAGGATCAGGCATATTAAGTCGTTCTGTTAACCTCGTAAATAGTTGAATCACCATAGATTTTATGGTCTTTGTATCCTACCATGCGACCTTTCGTATTTTGAAGGGCAGGCATGAATACAATGAAAAAGAAAACCCCAGGTGCGCCGACAAATACGACGGCAACAATCACATAATAAGTAAGAAGTTCAATCAAGTCATGCGTCATGATGTTGTTTCAATTCAGGGTTAGGTTGTGATGGGACAATAGGATCTCTAGATTTATTTTTGATGACGATAAACGCATCCTTGTTATACTTTCGAGTCCCTTTAACTGGTGCCCACTTGGTTCCTGCACCATCAATCTCATAGACTGAGGTGCCTCCGATCTCAACTGCGATCTCATCTGTAGAATCCCAGTTAAGTTCTTCCAAAGCAATCGCGAGTTGACCCAGCATGGGTCCAGGATATTGAATGTTCTCAGGCATACTGGTCAAATGTTTTACGAATGTTTTGGGTGATTCCCATACCACCAGTATAAGTGGCGAGTTTGTTACCTTCTGCATCAGTGACTACCAAAACTGGTGTTGCAGTAACACCATATTTTTTGGCGAGATCGAGATTCTCTTGAGGAATAGGTTCATCAGAAAAATCTTCCAGTTGAACCTCTTCCAAAAGGTTTGTTCGATCATCCTTCATAGCATTGAGATAACGCTTAACTAATCCACAAGGACCACAAGAGTCCTTAGTGAACATATAAAACTTGTTCATGAATATCAGACGATACCAAAGAACAGTTTACCAGTTGCTGCGTAAGAAAGCAAGGCTGCTACGAAACCCATCATCGCAGTGCGACCATTCAATTTCTCAGCACGTTCTGCATATGTCTCGTAACCATAACGCTCAGCGTCGGTCTTAGAGACATACATTTGAGGTTCTTTGGCGAACATGTTCTGTTGCCCATACTCGTTAGTGGTGACGGTCATTGGTTTGTAACGATTTACAACATAAGTATATAGCAATTGTAAAGATTCGTCAAGGGACTAGTGTGCCAGTTAATACATTGGCAGTTGCCTAAATAAATATGGATCCCAAATTAGAGTGATATGAAAAAATTATTACCACTCGCTATGCTACTGATGACCGCAAGTGCAGCAAATGCTGGCGGACTTGTTACGAAACACGCTTCCAGCGTTCAACTGACTGTTGATGCTGCAAGATCTACTGCTGTAAGAATTGGCGATAGCTATTCTGCTGCTGGTTCTAACATTAGTGTCACCACTATGGGAACACTCGGAACTGCTGGAACATATGACGTTCATACAGCAGGAGAGGATTGGTCTTTTAGTGAGTCAATGACTGTAAAAGATGCTATCCCAACAGCAGCAGTAACTACAGGAGATACTCCAAACTTCTCTAACGTTACTTCTTACACAGCTGGAACCGCTGGATCACTAGCAGGTACTATCGATAGTTCCCATGCTATGAGTCTGACCGCAGGTGGAGCTGGTACATCTGCAACAGGACAATTCGTTTCCGAGATTACTGTTATTGACTGATGGAGGATCTTAGTTATGGGTTTCCTAATCCACAGGGGTGTCGTTGCTCAGATTGTAAGGGCACCTCTTTTTGCAACTGCTGTTCTTTTTGTTCTGTCTTCTGGGCAAGCAAAAGCAGTACCAGTGGTTCCGAACTTCACACAGGGCTCGATGACGAGCCACACTGAAACAACACAAAAAATAACTGAAACTATTAATTCGATGGACTATAACACAGGGTATCAATACTCTGTAACTGGGAGTGGTATTACAGCATCAGGTAATCTTTCACCTGGGACTGGAACAAATAATGTAACTATAGATGGAGTGACTACAACATGGACAGGAATCAACAGCAAACCAAGTTTCACGCAAACGACACCAGGAGCAGCGTTTCAGTTCACAGAGACACTACAAGGTCCTGGTTTAAGTCAACAAACAATTATTCAAAGAACAACCGAGGTTACAAGCGTAACAGATACTACAAGTATCTTCTCCCAGTAATTGCTGCTCTAGTAGCAGCACCAGCAAGAGCAAATGTTGGTGGGGTTAGTGCAACTGCAGCTCCAGTGGCGAATAGCTCAGGCTCAGTGACTAATCAAGCTATCCAGGTTTTACAGGGTCCTTACATCACTAACACTTACGGGGGCGGCATTCAATGTCAAGGACCCACACGTAATTTCACACCTTATGTAACAGGAACTGCTTCGGCAACTAAACCTTACGAACCATATTATGATTCTCCTGTATACGACATGAGAGATATTGATGAGGACGGAGCACCTGATAATCCTGGGGACATTCTTTACAATGTTCCTACAAGAACTGGGCAGAAAGATAACTATAGTCTAGGTATTGGTTTCTCTATGACGTGGAGTACACCCACCGATAAAGAGATGCAAGAGTTGTGTAAGAAAGCAGCACGAACTCAGATTGAATTGAATGCTCAACTCACTGCTAATAAGCGGTTAGATTTTGAGATCGCTCGTCTCAAGAATTGTGGGGATTTGATGTTGCGTGGAATCCAATTCCACCCCAAGAGTCCTTACTACAAGGTGTGCGCTGATGTCGTAGTGAATAATCCACCAGGACATAAGCACCCACACGTCCATGCTATCCCTTCCTCTTCTTCTTCCTCGGGAACACAGAACGAAGAACTTTCACAGCGTGGTTCATCTGACGCTGCTCTGCTCGGCGCTCCCCTGCAGACAAGACTGGGGGTTTCTTCCCCCTTAAGGCAGCAATCTTCTTCATCACTTTCTTCACAGCAGGTTTCACCGCTTTTAACAAAAGATCAGCAAGAGGTTTTGCGAGCAACGCAGAACTTGTCGCAATAACAGCGATACCACCGACCTGTACAACTTGTCCACCACTAGGAAGTCCCGCTACTATTTGTTTAGGTAGTGGGACTTTTTCTGTTATCTGTACACAGGTGTTATCAATTAGTTCATAACCAACAACCTTCTTTCTAAATCCTTCCACGAAAGATCCAACAGGTTCTTGTGCCTGCTGTACTTTAGTAGGACATTCCACCTGGGCAGTAGCAGTAGGTGGTTTTACTTCTGGTGCTTTGACTTCTGGTGTCTCTGGTGGGTCTGGTGTCTTGGTCTTAGGAACAGGCGCAGGACTCGTCATAATCATCTGCTCAGGTTCATACTGAATAGGATTAAAACTAGGGACACCAGCGTCACAATACGTAACCAATCCTCTTTCGTCATCAGATCTGATCTGATTATTCTTTGGATTATTTGTTTCATGTGCCTCAACACATCCAGGGATGTCTACGATAGGGACACCAATATTTACTGTTACTGGAGGAGCAACAGGAATAGGTGGTGAAGAATAGTTACCAGAATCTACCACAGTAACATCAGGTATACTGACGCCACTGATATTAATATCTTTGATTTCCATCAGTCCTCAAATAATTTAAAAATTCCTGTCCAGATTGAATGAAAGAACACGTATAGGAAGAAAGTATTCTGTGCATCTTTCTTCTGTCTAGTTTTATAAGTCGATTGAGCCATGATATACCTCAAGGTACTTGTATTATTTAACCACTCTCATCAAGTTCTCAGCAATCATTAAACACAGCGCCAACCTGTGACCCGATAGAAGAACCTGCTTTCTGTCCTAGGAGCAATGCCCAACCACCTGCTAACCAACCCACGTAGGGGATGCTAGCGACCGCTGGGACGGCAACACCAGCGGCAATAGCACTACCCGCCATCGCACCTTGAGATCGTGCTCCAGCGTCCGCCGCGATGCACTCTGCGCTTTGGGCATTCGACTTTCCCTCGGCATCAATTGCACCTCCGATATTACGGGTGCCGTCCATAGTGTATTGATCACGACGATACTCACGACGCTGCTCAGTTCCTCCACCAAGAAATCCTTTCTTGTGCTTATCAAGATCCAATGATCTTTCAGACTCAAGGATTGCTGGGTCGTTTGCTTTGTACTGAATTTTATATCCCTGTGGACCTGCCTCAATAGTATATGAGGAGTAGTCTCCGCGAGGGATATTGATTGTGGGAACTTGAGGAACCCTCGGTGTCTCTTCTTTCCGATCAATTAGATAACCAAGTAAACCAATGTGAGAGATAGCAAACAATGCACCAGCAGTGCTGATCATTATCTTCCATCCTGATGGTTTCTTAGGAGGATCGGGTCGAACAAATTGACTGAGGGTTTCTTGGGTCATTGTAATGGTAGCGCGGGACCTGTTGTTGTTGGTAACTCAGGCATAGAAGAGTCTAACAACCCTGGTAGAGCATTAGTAACGCCCTCCACAGCAGCCTTAGTTACTTTTTCTTTTAAACCTTCAATGATAGGATCTTTCTGTGTGTACAGATAGTATCCACTACCAATGATGCCTGCCGTTCCTAAGAACGACAGGACTGCTAGGAGATTAATCAGTTTTTGCATCTTTCTTTGGTTCAATAGCGGAAACAACTTCTGGTTCTTTCTTAACTACTGATTTGCCGTTTCCGTTACCACCTGATTTAGCAGGAGACAGTCCGAACGCAGCTAACGAGCCAGAAAACACCGAAGCGATGAAGGTAGGATCAAAATCTAGAATCTTTTGTCCGTTTGGAAGTCTAACGTAGGAAAATGTGAGGAGAGAAGCAGACCAAATAAGTACAACGACTTTCACCAGATTACCAAGAACTTCACTTTTATCATCATCGTCTTGCTTCTCTACTGCTGGTTTAGTATCAGCCATTTGTAGAGAATAAGGCTGAACTATTTATAGAGTAAATAGTGGTTTACTTCCTCTTGGATACAACTGCCTAGATTGTGGACCGAACGATGCTCCACGAAGATCAAATCCCAACAGTCGTTTGTTTTGTTGTATACTTCTAGCATTAAACAACTGCATTGTGTCAGTAGTTCCTGAAAAACTTACAGTTGCTAGTGCTCCTGGGTCTTCTGCGTCAGTATCAACCTCAACATCAGTCCTTGGATATAACAGATATGATGTCTGTGCAATTACCTGAGTAAATCCAGGAACTTGAACAAAGTCTCTTCCTGTTCTAGTTGATGCCTGAACTCTTCCAGGAGAGTAATCAATTTCATCTGATGGTGGATAATCAAATGGTGCTGCATTCGTACCATTTGTATGAGTTACAGGGAATAGAGTAGTTTTCCAGAATCCTTGAGTATGCCTTGGATCCATGTCTCTCTGCACATAACCTGATGCGTCAATATTAAGTTGAGGTGGTGGTGTAGTATCAGTATATGTTATTGAGGAATTAACCGCATAATGATGACCTCCAGATCCCGTAGTGTAAAAAATTGCAGTTGATGTAGTAATGGAAACATAAAAATTACTCGTACCGTTTGTATCAGTTACAGGGAATGGAGTTGTTCTCCAGAATCCTTGGACATGAACATTATTTTTCCACCCCATATCAACAGCAGGTTGAATTGTCCAGAATTGAACAAATCGATAATCTGCTGCCTGAATAACAAGGGCAGTATCATATGTACC